GAAATCCTCGCCGGAAATGAGACAGACTTCGTGCTGGTTCATTTTCCCGTTGTGCTTCTCCATATATAATAGGAGCGCAAGGCTCGTTTTGTCCAAAAACTCAGCCATTGGAGTTTTCCTTCCTCTTTGCAACCTTAAATTCCATATACTCCAGAAGATCTGCACGGTCTGCATCGGTCATCTGACTTAGCAGCGCGTCAAACCTTGCATCCAGCCCACTCCCTTCACCGGGGGCGGGCTTTTCTTTTTGCTCTTCGCCCATAAGCTCTTCAATAGAAATTCGTAGAAAATCAGACACAAGCAGTAGCTTATCTTTCGGCGGATAGCGCTTTCCATTAGCCCATTTTCCTACTGTTCCGTTGGCAAATTTCAAATCTTTCTCCATTTTTGTAATGGAGCTTCCTTGATTTTTACACGATACACGGATAAATTCCACCAGTTCAGGCAAAGAACGCATAAAAAATTCCTCCAATAGCCTAATTTTCTATTGACAGATAGAAAATTAGGCTATATAATAGAGAGCGTAAGGAGCAAACAAAACCAAAGCCCCTGACAATATTATATCGGGCAGACGCTAGATTTTATTCACTTTGTACCTTGCAACTACATAGTAGCATATTTTCTAGTGATTTTCAAGCCCGGAAAGGAGAATTGCTAGTGAATGTATCAAAAATTGACCAGTTTTGCAAGTTGCACGGACTGAGCCGCACCGATCTGGAGGCGGCGGCAGGCCTGAGCAACGGCGCAATCGGCAAGTGGGAGCGCTCGATTTACGGGCCAAGCCTTTCACAGCTGCTCAAGCTCGCAAAGTATTTCAAGGTCACACTGAACGAGCTTGTGGTCTACGATGAGGAAGGAGGAAAGCCTGAATGAACGACATTATCTTATCCACACAGAACGGCGAGCCAGTTGTTTCCAGTCGGGAAGTCGCCAAGAACTTTGGCAAAGAGCACAAGGACGTGCTCAAAGCCATCAACAATCTCGTGGCGCAAAATTGCGCCGCCAAATCTATGTTCCATCTTTCCGACTTTGAGAATCGTGGCAAGAAGTACCCCATGTACCTGATGAACCGGGACGGCTTTTCGCTGCTGGCGATGGGTTTTACCGGCAAGGAAGCGCTGGAATGGAAGCTGAAGTACATCCAAGCCTTCAACGCCATGGAAAAGCAGCTGGCACAGCGCCCGCAGCTTTCTCGCTCTGAGCTGATGGCACAGGCCCTGATTGCCGCCCACGATGAGCTTGAGCACAAGGACAGGCAGATTGCAGAGCTGACCCCGAAGGGCATCTTTGCGGATGCCGTGAGTGCCAGCAAGAAGAGCATCCTTGTGGGCGAGTTGGCAAAGCTGCTGTGCCAGAACGGCGTGCAGATCGGGCAGAACCGGCTGTTCAGCTGGATGCGGGAGCGCGGCTACCTTATCAAAGACCCCAAGCGCAGCGACTACAACATGCCCACACAGCGGGCCGTGGAGCAGGGCCTGTTTGAGATCAAGGAGACCACCGTGGTGCACTCCGATGGACACACCAGCATCAACAAGACACCCAAAGTGACCGGCAAAGGTCAGATCTACTTTGTGAACCAGTTTGTGAAGCGGTAAAGCCACAGCGTGGCGTAAGCAATATATTTTGGAGGTTATCAAGATGAAAAAAGCTACTACTAACGAGACCACGTTTATCTGCGTCAAGCCCATCATCAAGGCCGAGTACACTATCCGCATTGTGGGCGACAGCCCCCTGCTGGTGCATGCATGGAGCGAGAAGGCCAAGAAGGAAATGCTACAGGCGCAGCAAGGCAAAAAGCTCTTGAAGAAGGACAAGGTCGCCAAGAACCCGGCGGGCGAGTGCGCCGAAGCTCTCTACTGGCTGGATGGCAAACCGGACATTGATTACAGCGACTGGACGGAAGATTTGCTGCACCAGTACGGCAAGACGGCTCGCTTTGGCTTCCCGGCCTGCGCCGTCAAGGCTGCTGCCATTTCCGCAGCATACCGCATTGGCGCGATGAAGAACAAAGTCACCGGAAACGGTCTGTTCCACGTTTTTGGCACCGACAACCCGGAGTTTATCGAGATCAAGACCTTCGATGAAAGCAAGCCCAAGTTTGAGATGGCAGAGGACGAGGTGAAAATCGGCATGGGTACCTCTGACCTGCGCTACCGCCCGAAGTTTTACAACTGGTACGCAGATCTACGCATTGAGTACAACAGCGGCAGCGGCATGATCGACCTGGACAGCATCCTGAACATGATCGAGCTTGGCGGCGACATGTGCGGCCTGGGCGAGTGGCGCATTGAAAAGGGCGGCAGCTGCGGCAAGTTCCACGTCAACAAGAGCTTTGATTGATCTGGCTGGCTAGGCGAGCCAAGGCGGGCTTTGGAATGGTAGATTCCGGTAGGGCTGTTAAGGCGTGTTACGGTATTTTGTGGCTAGGTACGGCTGGTAGGGCTAGGAATGCCGAGGATTGGAAAGTCAAGGCGTGGCTGGATAGGTCAGTTTAGGCGATGTGCGGAGCGCGGGGCGCGCTCAGGTCAGGCATGGCTGGCAAGGTACGGTGCGTTCTTGTTGGGCGAGACGAGGTAAGGTTAGGCTGGTTCGGCACGGTCAGGTTCCGTGAGCTGTGGCAAGGTACTTATGGAGTGGCTGGTTTGGTGACGTGTGTTGAGGCAAGCCATGATGAGGTACGGCTGGCGAGGTGAGGCGAGTTGGGTTTTGTCGTGCTTCGGCTGGCATGGAATGCCAAAATCAAAAACAGGAGGTTACTTATGAAAAATGTCAAAGGTTATGCGTGGAAAAATGAGCGCACCGCAGCGTTCTACCACGCAACCGCAGAACAGGCGCGCGAAGCGTTTGAAGAAATTCGCAGGCGGGACGGTAAACTGACCCCGGCGGCGGTGGTGGACAGCGCAAGGCCGGAGGAATCGGTGCTGCACGAGGACTTCGAGTGGCGGGACGATGTTGCCGCCGAGAAGTACCGGCAGGGGCAGGCCCGCCAGATGGTCGGTGCGGTGCGCATTATCCGCGAGGAGCGCCCGCCGGTGCGGGCATACGTCAACGTCAAGGTAGTTTCTTCCCTTCCGCTGAAAGCCGCTGATTGCATCCGGGAAGTGGATAAAGAACCGGAGCAGACCACCGAGGAGGAGAACGAGGGCCGCTGCTATATGCCGCTGGAAGAGGTTTTGGAAAAACCCGACCTTTGCAATCAGATGATGGCCGATGCCCGGCGGGATGCCCAGACCTACAAACAGAAATACAGCACGCTGTCAAGCCTTGCAAGCATCATGCAGGCCATAGACCAGACGTTTGAGGAGGACACACATGAGTGAGAAGATTATCGCCTACAAGGCCATGGACAAAAACATGAAGTGCCGTGGCAAGCAGTACGAGGTGGGCAAGACCTACTATGAGGACAAGGCAGACTGCTGCCACGCTGGTATGCACGCCTGCGAGAACCCGCTGGATGTGCTGCACTACTACAAAGTAGCGGATGGCGCACGCTTTTTCAAGGTCGAGTGCGGCGGTGACGTGGCCAAAGGCGACGAAGATAGCAAGTTTGCTTGCACTGAGTTGACCGTGAAAGGCGAACTGAAGATCACCGATTTCGCCAAGATAGGAGTAGAAGCGGTAATGAAACGCATTGCGAAAAAAGCTGCAAATGCAAAAGAAAAGGCCTCTGGCCGGTGCTCCACGGGTGCGGCCTCTGGCCGGTACTCCACGGGTGCGGCCTCTGGCCGGTACTCCACGGGTGCGGCCTCTGGCTGGTGCTCCACGGGTGCGGCCTCTGGCTGGTGCTCCACGGGTGCGGCCTCTGGCGATTGCTCCACGGGTGCGGCCTCTGGCGATTGCTCCACGGGTGCGGCCTCTGGCTGGTACTCCACGGGTGCGGCCTCTGGCCGGTGCTCCACGGGTGCGGCCTCTGGCTGGTGCTCCACGGGTGCGGCCTCTGGCGATTGCTCCACGGGTGCGGCCTCTGGCCGGTACTCCACGGCAGAAGTAAGCGGAAAAGATAGCATTGCCGTTGCTAACGGCTACAAAAGCAAGGCTCGTGGGGCAATCGGCTGCTACATCGTCCTGACCGAGTATGATGATGACGGCAATATGCTGCTGGCCAAAATGGCAAAGGTTGACGGAGCCGTTATCAAAGAGAACACCTGGTACACGCTCAAAAACGGCGAGTTTGTGGAGGCTGAGCCGTGAAGAAGCACTATAACAAGCGCTGGCTTGAACAGCGCTGGGATGCAAGGCAGCCGGAACGGTTGGAGCATATCCAGATGAAACGGCAGCTGAGAGAAAAAAAGGAGGGGCGCGGCAGTGAAGAAGAGCATGGGAATTGCAGAGTGCTGCCAGATCATGCGTGATAACGACATTTCGGTGAGCGAGCCGATCTTTACCGGCATGATTCAGGCCGGCAGCTTCCCGGCATGGGCGGTGCCGTCCATTGACACCAAGAGTGCGGCTCCACTGATCTCCCGTGCCGGATTTATGGCGTGGGTGAAGGATTTTTACAAGCTCGAAAAGGTTTATACAAAGGAGGATTTGAAAGAATGAAGCTCAAATCTACTACTTACTACTGGTTGGCTGTCGTTTTTGGCGGCGTTGGAATGGGCGCAGCTATGGGCGCAGAGGGCACCGCGCAGACCACCGGATACATCTCCGGCACGCTGTTTGCAGTGTCGCTGGTGCTGATTTTGGTCGCTGTTCTGCTGGCTCGTCTGGGATTTGCCGCAGAGGACAGGGAGAGAGCCGCAAAGCGGCGCAAGTACGGCAAGATCAACCGCACCCACGCCCGCAACCCGGGATACCCGGAGAATCAGGAGCGTGGGGCATGATGACGGCCAAAGAGTACGTTGAGGGCAAAGTCAAATCCTACACGCGGCTTTACGAACGCTGCAGGCGAGAAGCCGAAGCCTCAGACGATATTGTTGTCCGGGCCGAATACTCCGCGCGGGCAAGCGTCTGGGAGATGTGCGCCGAAGAAATGGACAACGTGCGGGAGATCCTGGAAGAGGAGTCGGGGGAGATCACGTATGCCTGACACTGTCCACCATGTCATGTGGTACACCGTGTATGATGCAAAGACCGGAGACCTGATCGCCAGCGGCACGTCTGAGATGTGTGCCAGACGGCTGGGTTACAAAAGCGCAAACAGCTTTGCGTCTGCGAGCTGCCACGGTCGCAGCGGCAGGCATCCGGCTTGCAAGTACATTTTTGAGAAAGAGCGTATCCGACGTGATGAGGTGGACAGTCTTCCGCCGATACGCCGCAAAAAAAGAAGAGCTTGCCCGTGCGCCAACACGGACAAGCCCAAAGGGTGATGAGTTGCAAGGCCCATCTCCCCGAAGAATAGCACACTTTGGAGGTTTTGTAAATGAAAACAGCGCCCATGACCAAGCACCAGCGCATCAAGGATCTTTCTAACAAGGCTGAGGGCATCTTCCATTACATCGGGCCCAATGACCTGCTGTTCCGGCTCATCAGCACCGGGAACCAGCTTGCCAGCGAGGTGAACCACTCGGTAGCCTTTTTTACCAACTTTGCCCAAAGCGGCCTCATGTCCGGCCCTGCAAGCCGTAGCTGTATCGACCGGATCTACCGGCTGGTTGGCACCCTGATGTGTCAGATCGACGTTATCCATGCTGCCGCCGGGGAGCAGATCATGCCGGAGCCTTTTGAGAGCATCGACTATTGCTATGGGGTAGAGTACCGCACCCTGTTGCGTGAGGCGGTGATAAAGGGCCTGCCGGACAACTACAAGGGCCCCCAGCAAAATCCGCCCCAGATCAGCCTGGTAAGGCCCGCTGTGTCCTTTGGCCACCAGAAGGAGGAACTGGATTGGGACCCTGACGAATTCGACACCGGAGAGTTTCTGAACTTCAATGCCCAGGAGGAGCCCCGGGACCGGAAGATCGTGTTCCACTGCACCAAGTCTGAACTGGATTCTATCAAACGCTACGCCGACATCATTGAAATTTCTTATCAAGAGGAGGACATCCATCATGCCTGAGACAATCCACACCACCCCCACGGCTGCCGCCGGGCAGCTGACCCCCATGCCAGAAACTGCCGAGGCCCTTACCCCCGGCCAGGCCCAGAACACCGACACCGCTTTCAGCAGCTGGAAGTTGGCTTGTAGCAAGGGCAAGGCTTATGCCCAGCTGCCGGACGGTATGGTGCCCAAGAGCTACGCCAAAAACGTTGCCAGCTGTGCCGTGGCCTGTGACATGGCCAACCGTATGGGCATGGACCCCATTTTTGTGATGCAGAACCTGTACGTCGTCCAGGGCAACCCCTCTTGGAGCGGCAAGAGCTGCAAGGCCCTGATTGACCACAGCGGCCTGTTTGCCGGGCGCACCCGGTACCGTATGGAGGGCCAGGAGGGCACCGACACCTGGGGATGCCGCCTCATCGCCGTGGACAAGCTCACAGGCGAAAAGGTCGAGGGCCCCAAGGTCACCGTCCGCATGGCCAAGGACTCCGGATGGTGGACCAAAAACGGCAGTTACTGGCCTAAGATGACCGAGATGATGCTCAAATACCGGGCAGCGGCCTACTTTGCCCGGTCCGAGTGCCCGGAGGTCCTAATGGGGGCCAGCGTGGACTGCGAATCTGATGAAGCCGCCACGGAGGTGTGATCATGCTGAACGTAGTGGCTCTTATGGGCCGTCTTGTGGCGGACCCGGAATTGCGTACCACACCCCAGGGCACCAACGTGTGCCGTTTTCGGCTTGCCTGTGACCGCAGCTTTGTACGCCAGGGCGAACAACGTCAAGCAGACTTTCTGGATGTGGTGGCCTGGCGGCAGACCGCCGAGTTCGTGAGCAAGTATTTTCAGAAGGGCAGTCTGATTGCCATTGAAGGCAGCCTACAGACTCGCCAGTATCAGGATAAGAACGGCAACAACCGCACTGCCGTGGAGGTCCTGGCGGACAACGTGAGCTTTTGCGGCAGCCGGTCCGCCGGGGCTCCGGCGTCCTTTGAGCAACAGACAGCCCGGCAGGTGCAGCAGGCAAAGACCTCGCAGCCCCAGCAGATGGGCTCTAGTACCCAGAGCCGGCGAGGACTGGGGCAACCACCGCAGGCCCCTGCTCCTGTTCCAGAGGCCCCGGCTGAGGACTTCAGCCTGATCTCTGATGACGGCGACCTCCCCTTCTGATTTTGGCAGCTGTGCTATCCGGCTATACGGGCGTGCAAAGGAGGTGAAATGGGTTGGAAATCAGCCGAAAAAGCTTCAGTTTTTTTCGCTCTTACTACGAAGCGGCACAAGATTTGAGCAAAAAAGAGCGCGCAGAATTTTACGAAGCAATCATTGAGTACAGCTTTACCGGAAAAGAACCGGAAGTGAAAGGCGTTGTCTCTATCTGCTGGAAGCTTGTGAAACCTACTCTTGAAAAGTCCATGCAAGACGTTTTGAACGGAGCAAAAGGCGGCAGACCGAAAAAAAGCGAAAACCCCGGTTTTAGTGAAAAAGAAAACCCCGGTTTTGAAAATTCAAAAAGCCAAAGCATAACCGGAGAAGGAGAAGGAGAAGGAGAAGGAAGATTGTCTGCCGCCGTTGACGTAGAACTTTCTAAAATCGTCCAGCATTATCAGCAGGCCGTTGGCGACTTCCCGCGCTCTGCGCTGGACAAGCTGCAGAAGTGGAGGCAGGAGTGCAGCACAGAGATGATCCTGCTGGCAATCGACAAGGCTACAGAAGCCGGAAAGCGGTCGTGGAACTACATCAACGGCATATTGTCCGGCTGGAAACGGGACGGCCTGCGCACGCCGGGAGACGTGGAAGCCAACGAGCAAAGCCGACAAGCCAGACCGCGAGGCAAGCAGCCAACCGAAACCGTAGACGACCAGCTTGCCCGGGTGCTGGCGAAGATGGACAGAGAAAGAGGGTTTGAGACATGACACGGGAAGACGTGGCAAAGCTGATCCGCATGAATTTTGTGCTGTACAAGCTGGGCTCCAGGCCGCTGACCGACGAGGAGATGCAGACCACCATTGATGTGTGGGCATACCAGTTTGGCGATTATGACGGCGATACCGTCAAACGGGCTTTTCTGGCGGCAAACCGGGTATGCGTTTATCCGGTCACGGTGGCTGACATCTTCAAGCAGCTTTCCCAGTGCCTGGACCCATCTGCCGAGTGGGATGCTCTGGCGGTGGCAGCACGCAAAGCGCAGACATTTTTGAGCTGGCGCAAATTTCCGATGATCATTGGCATTGACGAAAAGGGCGGGCTGCTGCGTAGTGACGGGCAGAAAGAACTGCAAGCCCTGTATGACCAACTCCCCCCGGCGGCAAAATCCTATGCCGGAAGCGTTGGAGGGCTTGCAGAGCTGGCTGAAGTGCCAGACCTTACATACCGCCGTGCCGAGTTTTTGAAGCAGGCGCAGGCAGATATCACCACCGCCCCGCGTGAAGCTGCAAGGCTGCGGGCGAGCGAGCCGACAAGAAAGGAGATTGAAAAATGAACGAATTTATCGACCGCGAAAAAGCCATCGCAAACATCAAAGCGGCATATTGCTGTGGCTGCGAAAATTACAACGGCGTAAGATGCCGCGCGTGTCAGATTATGGACGCGATGGATGTGCTGGAAGATGAACCGGCAGTCGTCCCGGATGTCCAGCGCTGGCGCGACCCTGACAAGAATCCCCCGAAAGTCGAAGAAGATGTGCTGATTCTGTTTGAAACCGCCTGCGGTGGATATGGGATTACGACGGCTAACTACGAAGATGGAACGGTCTTGTCCCAAAAGAGCGCTTTCTACTGGGAAGATATTTTCGAGTGGGGAACCTACGATGAAGAAAGCGATGATTACTTTATTCCTAAAGGCTGGTGGGAATATCGTTATTTCAACCAGGATGACATTTACGATAACCGTGTAGATGCTCATGTGGTTGGGTGGATGCCGCTGCCGCCGAAGGTGCTGAAAAATGATGATGACACCGTGTAAGGACTGCCCTGACCGGCACCCGATCTGCCACGACAGTTGCCCGAAGTACGCAGAGTACAAGCGTCAGCTGAAGGAGCAACGTGCATACACGAAAACCAGGAATGCGCTGGAGTGCATCAGCAAGAACGCATTCAATCAGGAATTTTGGATGGGAGGAAGAAAGCGATGAAGGTGCTGATCGCTTGCGAGGAATCGCAGGAAGTATGCAAGGCGTTTCGGGCCCGTGGGCATGAAGCCTACTCGTGCGACCTGATAGAGCCGTCCGGCGGGCATCCTGAATGGCATATTCTCGGTGACTGCTTAAAGGCCATCGAGGGGGGGCAGGTCGTGACAATGGACGGAACCGTGCATGAAGTGCCCCGCTGGGACATGATTATCGCATTTGTCCCCTGCACAAAGACGAGCAACGCTGGAGCAAGACACCTGTACAAGGGAGGAAAGCTCAATCTTTCCCGGTATTATGAGGGATTGTGCGGCAAGGCGCTTTTTCTTGCCGTGTGGGCAGCTGATTGCGAAAAAGTGGTGATTGAGAATCCTACCCCAAGCAAGATTTTTGATTATCCAAAGCCTACGCAGGCAATACAGCCCTATGAATATGGGCATCCCTACAGCAAGAAAACGCTACTGTGGGAGCGCGGCGTGCCGCCGCTGCACCCGACAAACATCGTAGAACCTACCGCGACATGGTGCCCGTCTGGATCTTACTCGCATAAGCATGGTGAGCAACACAAGGGCATGTTTACCACTGACCGCGCAAAGAACCGGGCAAAGACTTTTCCGGGCGTTGCAAAGGCTATGTCTGAACAATGGGGGTGATACTTGATGAAAGCAGTCCTTTTGAGTATTCGGCCTAAATGGTGCAAGAAAATTCTTGACGGAGAAAAGACAGTTGAGGTGCGCAGGACTTGCCCTGTGCATGGAACACCGTTTAAGGTGTACATCTACTGTACCCTGACAGCAAGTAAAGAGTTTAATTTGGACGACAACAACTGGGACGTTTCCGCAAAGAACCGCGGTGGATGGCCAGGGAAAAGGGGGCGCGTCATTGGTGAGTTCACCTGTAAGAAAATTACTGGCCTAACCCATGTTGGAGAAACAGGAAGCTGGGAACCGGCAAGCCTGTACGTTATGGCACCCGGATCATACTACAAACCAGCCGATGAACTTCTTGAAGCGGCCTGCATGAGCAAGGAAACCGCCGAAAAATATCTCAAAGGCCGTGACGGCTATGGCTGGCACATCTCCGATCTAAAGATTTACGATAAGCCAAGAGATCTTGACGAGTTTTCAAGATTTGGTTTTTTGGGAATGGGCAGACCAAATTGTGTTTGCGGAAATCGGCGTTGTGAAAACTATGAACCGTCTTATCACTACATGATTCCACCGACTTGCAAAATCGACGGATGCACCATTTGCCGTCCGCCTCAAAGCTGGTGTTACGTGGAGGACGGTGAATGAAGCTGACCATCTACGGCAACCCTGTCACCAAAAAAAACAGCCAGCGCATCCTGTACAAGTTCACAAAGTTCAGCAGAAAGACCCCATTCATAGCCCCTAGCAAGGCTTACGTGGATTATGAGACGGACTGTCTGCGGCAAATCAAAAGGCCGCGCAGCCCTATCTCTGCCCGCGTGAACGTGAGGTGCGTGTACTACATGAAGACCGCCCGCCAGGTCGATCTGGCAAACCTCATCGAGGCGACCACGGACATTCTGGTGAAAGCCCGCGTGCTGGAGGACGACAACAGCAAGATTGTCGCCGCCCACGATGGCAGCCGGGTGGATTACGACAAACAAAACCCCAGAGTGGAGATCTGGATTGAAGAAATGGAGGAGTAATATGGGACTTGCAACGCTTGGCTTTTTAAGCTTTTGTTTTGTACTGTTTGCCGGATACTTGCTTATTCTTTGGCTTGCAATGGAAGAACCTGAAATTGTGATTCCGGCTGTAATCGTAGCACTTTCTATTTTTATTTTTTATACCACGGGAGGGAATGCGGCATGATCCACACATGGACACCTGACACCGACACGCCAAATCCCAGCACTGGCGTGGACTACCACACCGTCAAGTCGTGGTTTAAGCAGCTTCGGACTATGGACGACCGAATTGACCGTATCCAGCTGGACATCCGGCAAGCGCATGACAAGGCCACGAAGTGCACTGCCAGCATGACCGGAATGCCCGGAGGATCCGGGCACGGAGACAAAATCGCATTTTGCGCCGAAGAAACAGACGAAAATGAGCGCAAGATGAAAGAGCTGCAATCCGAGCTCGAAGTTTTGCGGATGGAAGCAAAGCGCCGAATCAAGTACATTGCAGGCACCAAAAGCAGTGACATGATGCAGGCATGCTTGTATGGCTACTACGTCCAGAACCAAAAGCAGGTCGTCGTGGCCCGCAGTCTTGGCCTGCCAAACGAAAACCGCGTTTCTTTGTATGTGCGGGATGGATGCAAGCAGCTTGCGCAGATTTGGCATCAATTTATGTAATTTTCTTACATGTTGTCGTTATTGTTGTTACATGTGAGATGTGGTAAAATTGGTATAAGCGGAACCGCCGAAAGCGGTAAGACGCTTGCCACGCAGCCTCCGAAACGTGTCCCTTCTTGGCATTTTCCTCCTTTTCTGCTTGCAGGTACCGGGCTTTGCTCTCCTTCACGTTTCGCGCTGCTTCTATGCGATACACTGAAACAAAGGCAGCCTGCCGCTCATGAGAGACAGGAGGCGGTTCGATTCCGCCGTATCGCACCGTATGGCGCATGGACTAGACAACCCGCAAGGCCGCACGTGCAACCTCCCGTGCCAAGAAAAGGCCTTAGAATCCTTGCCAAGGTGTAGCTTTCCTGACAGGATGTGCGCCAACCAACAGCCCCGGCGGCGAACCGGAGCTGTTTTTATATGGCCGCCTGAGCGCAGTTTGGAGCGCGGCGCGTGTGTGTAGACACGGCTGGTTCGATTCCAAGGGCGGCTTTTATACTCCGGTAGCTCAAGTGGTAGAGCAGCGGTCTCCAAAACCGCATGTTGCAGGTTCGAGTCCTGCCGGGAGTGCTTGCGTGCCCTATGAGGGGGCCGCGCAATAGCGGGGCATCTGGCCGCGAAAGTTCCGGATGCAGCAGCGCCCACCGTTTGACGCATGTCCAACGAACTGAATGCATGGGTGCTGCTTATATGCCGTCATAGCTCAATTGGCAGAGCGCCGCCCATTTAAGGCGGGACAACGTTGGTGACACCACGGGAACATCACTGCACAGCCAACCACTGCGCACATCCATTCCGTGGGTGCTGGTTCAAATCCAGCTGGCGGCACATTCGATATTCTGACCGTTCGGATTCCCGGGCGGTTTTTCTTTTGCATGAGTTTAGAGAGGTGGTGGCGGTGGGGGCAAAACTGACAGACCGACAGAAAAAGAAAATCATTGCGGACTATGTGCAGCTCCACAATTACCGCAAAACTGCCAAGCTGAACAACGTCGCCGAAAGCACTGTGCGCAAGGTTGTAAGCGAAAACCCGGTATGTGCAGATTTGTGCGCCAAGAAAAAAGAGCAGAACACCCGGGATATGCTTTCCTACTTGGACAGCAAGCGCGGGGAAGCGCAGGATCTTCTCGGGCTGTACCTTCAGGCGATGGCAGACCCTGACAAGATCGCAGAAGCGACGCTGCCGCAGCTGTCCACGGCGTTTGGTACCATCGTGGACAAGTTTGCCGTGCTAGACGGCCAGAGCGGCATAGAAGCCCCGGATGATGGCCTGCTTGAGGCTCTGAGCGCTGCCGCAGACCTCAGCCCGCCGGATGATGTGGAGATGCTGCCAGAAGAAGAGGACGATCATGCGGAAAAGTAACGGTTTTCGCTGGAAAGCCCTCAGCCAGCGACAAAAGCAGGTCCTCAGCTGGTGGACACCGCAGAGCGCATACAGCGGTTACAACGGAATCATTGCAGATGGAGCTATCCGTTCGGGCAAGACCTTTGCCATGAGCTTTTCCTTTGTTCAGTGGGCCATGACCTGCTACAGCGGCCAGCAGTTTGCCATGTGTGGCAAGACCATTGCCAGCTTCCGGCGCAACGTGCTGGGCACGCTCAAGCAGCAGCTTGCAGCCCGTGGCTACAACGTCAAGGAGCATCGGGCAGAAAACTGCATGACCGTCAGCAAGGGCGGCAAAGACAACAAATTTTACTTTTTTGGCGGCAAGGATGAGAGCAGCCAAGACCTGATCCAGGGCATCACCCTTGCCGGGGCGTTCTTCGACGAGGTGGCCCTGATGCCCCAGAGCTTCGTCAATCAGGCCACGGCCCGATGCTCTGTCACTGGGTCAAAGTTCTGGTTCAACTGCAACCCTGGCAGCCCGCAGCATTGGTTCTATCTGGAGTGGGTGCGAAAATGCCGCTCTCGCAAAATGATGTACCTCCACTTCACGATGGACGACAACTTGTCGCTTTCCGAGGACATCAAGGCCAGATACCGCAGCCAGTACAGCGGCGTTTTCTATCAGCGCTACATTCTAGGCCTGTGGACGGTGGCCGAAGGCCTTGTTTATGACATGTTCGACCGCAAGAAGCATGTTATCGACGTGCTGCCTGCGCTGTCTCCAAAGAGCGCTTATGTGGCGTGCGACTTTGGCACCCAGAACGCAACGGTTTTTTTGCTGTTCCAGAAGCAGGCAGATGCAGACTGCTGGATCGTCACCCGGGAGTATTACTACAGCGGACGGGAGCAGAAGCGGCAAAAGACCGTGGGCGAGTATGCTGCAGACCTCAAGGCGTGGCTGGGTGGTCTCAAGCCGGAACGAATCATCGTGGACCCGTCGGCCCTGCCGCTGATCACAGAGCTGCGAAAGAACGGCTTTACCCAGACCCCGGCAAACAACGACGTGATGAGCGGTATCTTGGACGTGCAGACTATGCTGCACACCGGGCGGCTGAAGATTTACAAAGACTGCAAGCACACGCTGGAAGAGTTCGGCGTGTACGCTTGGGATCCAGATAAAGACGACACCGTGCTGAAGGTCAACGACCACTGCATGGACGCTATCCGCTATTTCGTGCGCACAAAGCGCCTTGTGAAACTGAGGGATTGATTTTGAGCACTGTTTACACATTCCAGACTTTTCAGCAGGCGCAAGCCGCCGGGGAGCAGCCTGATTTTATCCGGCGGTTCGTGCAGCAGCACTGTGCTTCCGGGCCCTACAAGATGGCGCTGGACGCCGACCTGTACGATGCCCAGAAAAACCCAGGAGCTGAGCGCTTCGCACAGGCTTACGCTTTGATGCTGAAACGCCTATCCAAAAACACTAGGCAGGACACCCCACGCCCCGATATGGTCAAGAGCAATCTTTTCCGGCGGCTCAACAAGCAGAGAGCCACATACTCCTTGGGCAACGGCGTCACCTTTGCAGACAAGGGCGTGGATAAGGAAAAACTGGGGACCGATTTTGATGAGCAGATCCAGAAAGCCGGATATTTCGCCCTGATCCATGGCGAGAGCTTTGGTTTTTGGAACAGCGACCATCTGGTGGTGTTTAAGCTGATCGAGTTTGCCCCCTTGTACGATGAGGCCACTGGCTCCATGCGAGCCGGGGTGCGATTCTGGAGGCTGAACCCTGACACGGATATGCATTATATCCTGTATGAGGAGGACGGGTTTACCGAGTACACGGAAAGCAAAATCGGCAATGTGATGCAGGAGACAACGCCGAAGCAGGCATACAAAAGCGTGACTGTCACAACACCCGGCGGCGGGCTGGAAAGCGTGGAGGGCGAAAACTATAGTTCACTGCCCATTGTGCCTCTGTGGGGTTCCGACCTGCACCAGAGCACCCTTGTGGGGCTGAAAGCCTACATCGACAACACTGATCTGGTGACGTCCGGCTTCTGCAGCGACCTGCATGATTGTACAGAGATTTATTGGCTGTGCGAAAACTTCAACGGCATGACCGATGACGAGCTGCAGGAGTTCCTAGTCAAGCTGAATCTGTACCACATTGCAGGCGCAGACACCAGCGAGGGCGGCAAGATCACACCATACACCACCGAGATTCCTGTGACGGCCCGGCAAACCCTGTTGGAGCTGCTCCACGCCCGGGTCTATGAGGACTTCGGCGGCCTGGATGTGCACTGTGTCAGCGCGGACAGCACCAACGACCATCTGGATGCAGCCTATGAACCGCTGAACCAGAACGCGGACGACTTTGAGGCGCAGGTCAAGCCGTTCATCCGGCAGATCTGCGCACTGGCTGGCTTTGGCAGCGCAACGCCGACGTTCAACCGGAACCGGATCGTGAACACCGCAGAGCAGGTGGCAACGGTGATCTCCGAGGCGGCGATCATCGGGCAGGACGTGGCCATTGACCTGCTGCCCAACCTGACCCCGGAACAAAAGGAGCAGGCCAAGGCCGCGCTGATGGCCGAGAGCGCAGCACGGGAGACCGTGGGCGAGGGGGAGAACAACGGTGATGAAACGTGATTTCTGACCGTGACCGCATCTCTACCCGCCAGCTGAACCGCCTGCGCCGCCGCATCCTCCGGGTGTACGGCACTGCCCGCCGGGAGATGCAGGAGCAGCTGACCGAGTTTCTTGCAAAGTACAAAGCGCTGGACGAGCGCAAGCGGGCACAGCTGGACGCAGGCGAGATCACCGAGGACGACTACCGCATCTGGCTTCAAAATCAGGTCTTTCAGTCCGATTTGATGCACGCCAAGCTGGACGGCATCACGCAGACCTGCACCACAGCCCAAGAGACGGCCTACAAGCTGGCCCGGGACGAGCAATACAACATCTTTTCCTTTGGCGCAAACTGGGCTTTCTACGAGCTGGAACAGGCCGCAGGCGTGACGTTCGGGCTGACCCTGTACAACACCGAGGCGGTCAAGCTCCTGCTGAAGGAGAACCCCAGCATGGTGCCCAACAAGCGCATCAAGAGCGAGAGCAACCGCACCTATGACGCCCGGGTGTTCAATCGCTACGTCATGCAGGGCATCGTGCAGGGCAAGAGCGTCCACGACATCGCTGTGCAGGCCGTCAACGGCATGGCTGACACAGAGATCCACTGGGCCATGAACAACGCCATCACGGCCCTTACGAGCGCCCAGAACGCCGGGGCTTTGCAGCAGATGCGCAACGCCCAGGCTTTGGGCATCGAGGTCAAAAAGCGCTGGAACTCCACCCACGACTACCGCACCCGTGAAATGCACCGCCTGCTTGATCAGCAGACGGCAGAGCTTGACGAGCCGTTCAAGGTCATGGGCTACGAGATTCAGCGCCCCGGTGACCCAAACGCCGCCCCGGAGATGGTCTACCACTGTCGCTGTGTGCTGTCCTCTGCGCTGGGCAAGTACCCCCGGCAGAACGCCATGCAGCGGGACAATGTGACCAAAGAGACCACCCCCGTCATGGATTACACCGAGTGGTATAAATCCAAGGGCGGCAAGGAAGCCGAGCAAATGTGGTGGGCGGAGGAACGAAAACGTAGAAAGGAGAGCGCAAAGCATGAAAAATAAGAAGTTTGGGATTGTCGTAATCAACGATGACTTTTTCTTGAACTTTTGCCGTGATTTTAAGCCCCCGTGCGGTTACATTAAGCCAAAACACGTGCGGCCTTCCTACGGAAATGGCGCAAAGCCGCATGGAGCACACAAACGCCTTATTAGGACAATGGAAGGATTCAGAAAATGAATGTCTTGACGTTGGGCAGAGCAGGAGGAAGAAGGAACGAGAATGAAGCATAAAAATAAGGCCCTGCCACCCGGCAGAGCCTAAAGGTCACAGACCTTTGATTTGGTTGAGCAGAGCCGCACGCAGGGCATCGGTTTCAGCGTCCGCTTGTGGCTTGTTCGGGTCATCCGGGATATATTCCAGTATATCGCCGGGCTGACAATGAAGCACCTCACAAATTTTGTCAAGCGCCCCAACGGGAAACTGCTTGATAGTGCCAAGACAGATTGCTGATATGGTAGGCGGTCTAATCCCAGTAGCTTCAGCGAGTTCCTTTTGGGTCATGTTTGCGTCTGCGAGCAAGGCCTTTAAGTGATAGCTTATCGACATTTCTAACACCTCTTTTCCTACATCTATAATACTACGCCATCCGTTAATAGTCAATACGCAAAACGTAAAAAATATTTTTGAAAATTACGGAAAACGTATTGACGAATTACGCAAGTCGTAGTATAATAGATGCATGGAAAGGAGGTCAGAGGTGCAAGGGAGCAAATACCGGGAGGTGATGCTCCGTGACTAGCAAGGAGTTTGCAAAGCTCACCAGAGCCGAGCAGTTGGCACGGTTTGACGCATATAAAAAAGCGGCCAGCGCTGGAACGCTGAACCGCTAAGACACAAGAAAGCAACCAGTCAAGAAGCCCCTTGCACCTCCATTTTATTTTTTTATAAGCGATTTGTCAAGTAAAATGTGAGGTTTTAGCAATGGAAACACCAAAAATCACGAAAGTGGAGCTTGAACTGGATGCTGTTTCTGGTGAACTCCGAGTAATGCACGACCTGTTGAACATCTTTGCCAACTGGTTTGAGGAAACGCACAAGACCGATATGCTCAATCGGGAGCGCACCAGCGAGCTTGTGAGCCAGATTTGGAACGAAGCCCCGATGTACAGCTCTATGCTGACGGCCCTGTTTGCATCCCTTACCGGTCTGGAAAAGGAAGTAGACGAAGTACTTAACTATCAAATTGCAGAACAAGAGGTAAACGCATGAGTAACATCCAGATTTTCAACTACCGGTCCAACGAAGTCCGCACCGTAGAGATGGGCGGCGAACCGTGGTTTGTCCTCAAGGACGTGTGCACAGTGCTGGGCATTTCCCACATCACGGACACCGCCAAGCGCATGGATGAGGATGAGGTCGGTCAGACCGAGGTCATCGACAGCATGGGTCGCAAGCAGTCCACCTACATCATCAATGAGAGCGGCCTGTACAACGTCATTCTCCGCAGCGACAAGCCGGAAGCCAAACCGTTCCGCAAATGGGTCACGTCCGAGGTGCTGCCCTCCATCCGCAAGAATGGCGGTTACATCGCCGGACAGGAGCAGCTCACCCCGGAAGAGCTGATGGCAAAGGCGCTGCTTGTGGCAAACAAGACCCTTGCAGACCGGGAAGCCCGCATCTGTGAGCTGACCGCACAGAACAGTCAGCTCACCGTGGAGAAGCAGATCATGCAGCCCAAGGCCGAGTATTTTGACGAGCTGGTTGACCGCAATCTGCTGACCAACTTTCGGGAGACCGCCAAGGAGCTGGGCATCAAGCCCAAAGCCTTTGTGGCATGGCTGCTGGAAAAGAAATTCCTTTACCGTGACCAGAAAGGCAAGCTGCTGCCCCGAGAGGACAAGAACAGCGGCCTGTTCGAGGTCAAGGAAGCCAAGAACGACAAGACCCAGTGGAGTGGCGTACAGACGCTTATCACTCCCAAAGGCCGAGAGACGTTCCGGCTGCTGTACCTGTAACTGAATAACCGACCCTGCCCCACACCGGGGCGGGGTTTTGTTATACATGGAGTATAGCATGGATTTTAAGTATGACATCAAATTCACGGACAACACCCCGCGGCTGCTTGAGGCTCTGGACTCTTGGGCAGAGCGGGTGCTGACCCTCTGGGGCATGAAAGTACAGGACTACGCCCAGCTGCTTGTGCCAACCGGCACGGCAGAAAGCACGGGCATTGAGGGCTATGTGGGCGGCGCGCTCAAGCAGAGCCTGACCTTTGTCCTCGACCTCGCAAAAAAGACCGTGACTATCGGGTCCAACTTATTGTATTCAATTTGGGTTGAGCTTGGCACGGGCATCTTTGCCGAGAAGGGCAACGGGCGCAAAACGCCGTGGGTATGGAAGGACTTCAACGGCAAGTGGCACTTTACCCGGGGCATGAAAGCCCGCCCGTTCCTCCGCCCGGCGGCGGAGAATCACATTGACGAGCTGCGAGAAATTGCAGTAGAGGAAGGAAACAAGGAAACCTAAATATATCATTGACTTTTGTGTAACCAAATGCTATAATAATTATGGTGACACAAAAGTGAGGTGATTTATATGTCGCCTAGAACAGGACGGCCAACATCAGACCCTAAGACCCATGACACACGAATTAGAATGTCTGACGATGAAGTTCGTATGTTGAATATCTGCTGTGAAAAAACTGGCTTAACAAAAGCCGATGTTATTCGCAAAGGCATAAAGGAATTGTACGAACGCCTGACAAAATAATAAGCTCTCGCCCGATGATTGGTAGTCGGTGGGCGAGAGCTTGCAAAGCACCAGAGGTTTCCCTTTGGTAAATCCATTATACCAAACTGGGCGACCTCTTACAAGTGAATAAGAGGTATTTTAGCAATGGAAACACCAAAAATCACGAAGGTGGAGCTTGAACTGGATGCTGTTTCTGGTGAACTCCGAGTAATGCACGACCTGTTGAACATCTTTGCCAACTGGTTTGAGGAAACGCACAAGACCGATATGCTCAATCGGGAGCGCACCAGCGAGCTTGTGAGCCAGATTTGGAACGAAGCCCCGATGTACAGCTCTATGCTGACGGCCCTGTTTGCATCCCTTACCGGGTTGGAAAAGGAAGTTGATGCAGTTCTTGAATCGGAGATTGCGAGGGTCAGCAATGGATGCTAAAAAAGATATTGAAGGGAAAAGATTTGGCAGATTAATTGCGATAGAGCTTGTTCCGGGAAATGGACGTTCCAGATGGAAATGTGTTTGCGACTGCGGTAATACTATAGAAGCAAATCGAACCAATTTGGTATCTGGAAATACCAAAAGCTGTGGGTGTTTAAGAAAGGAAACTTCACGAAAAAATGTAGAAAAGCACCCATTTGCTAAAAAGCATGGGAAGCACGGAACCAGAATATATGAAACGTGGGCAAATATGCTTTCTAGGTGTAGAAATCCTAAAATTAGATCGTATAGAGATTATGGATCCAGAGGAATCAAAGTATGTGAAGAGTGGCTTGAATTTGAAAATTTCTATAAATGGGCGTTATCATCGGGGTATAAAGAAAATTTAACGATTGACAGAATAGATGTTAATAAGGATTATTCACCAGAAAATTGCAGATGGGCAACAACAAAGCAACAGGCAAGAAACAAAAGAACATCCGTTTTTATTACTTATAAAGGAGAGACCAAGGTATTAAAAGATTGGGCGATAGAGTATAAAATAGACAGCTCAACGCTAAAAGGAAGAATTTCGAGAGGATGGAGAATTGAAGACGCACTAACAAAACCGGTAAAAAAGTAAATTTTTTTGGAAGAAGCTCACATTGTGGGCTTCTTCTTTTTATACCCAAATTCCAATATATGCCGCTTTCGCACAACTGGCAGTGCTCCCGGCTCATAACCGGGTAGTTGCAGGTTCGACCCCTGCAAGCGGCACCACGCCGGCAGCACGTCCGGCAAATAAACCTTATTGCCAAGCATGGCAGCCCGAGCATGGGCAGAAAGGACTATCACATGGCACTCAAAAGAGCCGACATCCGCACGATTCTGGAGAACCCCGAAACCTCCAACGATGACAAGGCAAAAGCCATTCTGGACGCCCTGCACAAGGAGACGGACGAACTCAAAGACCAGCTGGATGCAGAAAAAACAGCCCGCACACAGGCCGAGAAGGACCGGGATGCAGCCAATGGCGACAAGCAGGCCGCCGAAAAGGCGCTGACCGACTACAAGGCCCAGCAGACCCAGAAGGACACCCACGCAGCCAAGGAAGCCAAGTTCCGGGAGCTGCTGAAGTCCGCCGGGGTGCTGGACAAGTATGCTGATCGGGTCGTGCGGCTGTCTGGCGAGGATATCGACAAGCTGGAGCTGGACGATAAGGGCGAGGTCAAGGACGCCAAGAAGCACACCGACAGCCTGAAAGCTGATTGGAGCGACTTCGTAGGCACTACGACCACCACCGGCGCAAAGGTGGACACCCCGCCCACCAATACCGGCTCCAAAATGACCAAAGACCAAATTTTTGCAATCAAAGACGCTGGCGAACGCCAGGCCGCGATTGCTGCAAATGCCGACCTGTTTACAGGCGGCGGAAAGGACTAATACATGGCAGCAAAGACCAATCTGATCACCACTACCGAGATCACCGTCAACCCCCGGGAAATCGACTTTGTGACACGCTTCCAGCGCAACTGGGAGCACCTGCGGGAGATCATGGGCATCATGCGTCCCATCCGGATGCAGCCCGGCACCGTGCTGAAGAGCAAGTACGCCCAGGGCACCCTGCAGAGCGGCACCGTGGCAGAGGGCGAGGAGATCCCCTACAGCCAGTACACCGTCAAGGAGAAGGACTACGGCAAGATCACAATCGAAAAGTACGCCAAGGCCGTCTCCCTGGAGGCAATCCAGAACTATGGCTACGAGGTTGCCGTGCAGAAGACCGATGATGAGTTTCTGTACGACCTGACCGCAAAGGTGACCGACAAGTTCTACAAGTACCTGAACACCGGCAGCCTGAAAGGCACCCCCAAGACTTTCCAGATGGCTCTGGCCATGGCAAAGGGCAGCGTGGAGAACAAGTTCAAGAATATGCACCGCACCGTCACCGGCGTTGTGGGCTTTGCCAACGTCCTGGACGTGGCGGAGTACCTGGGCACCGCCACGATCACCATCCAGAACCAGTACGGCTTCCAGTACATCAAGGATTTCATGGGCTACAACACCATCTTCCTGCTGTCTGACGGCGAGATCGCAAAGGGCAAGGTCATTGCCACCCCCGTGGACAACATCGTGATGTACTACGTTGACCCCTCCGACAGCGACTACGCCAAGGCTGGGCTGGTGTACACCACCGCAGGCGAGGCCAGCAACCTGATCGGCTTCCACACCCAGGGCAACTACACCACCGCGGTCTCTGAGAGCTTCGCCATCACCGGCGTGACCCTGTTCGCTGAGTATCTGGATGGCATCTCTGTCCAGACTATCACCCCGGGCGAGTAATCGCCCCTTTTGAGGAGGAGGCGCCCAATGACCGTCCCTGAGCTGTGCGTTTACACGCACAATTTTTTTGACCGGGCGGACGATCCCGTTGCCGGGGAGTTCATCTTTGAGCCGGATACCGTGCCTGCCGGGGTAGTGCCGGGGCAGTATTTCCTTGTGTGCGGATCCATCTTCAACGATGGCGTGCACAAGGCTGGGGACGGCGATCTGACCGCCGAGACCTTCAACGGCACGGTGCAGCCCATGCGTGTGCCGCCTGACTTCGTGGCGCTGGCTGAAAAAATCGACGCATACGACAAGGCACTCCCGGCCGGAGGCGTGTATGTGTCCCAGTCCTTTGCCGGGTGGTCCGGCACGATGGCTACAGGCACGGACGGCCTTCCCGCAGACGGCAAGACCCGCTATAAATCCGAGATCAATCATTGGAGGAAGATGTGACATGGTCAATCCGTTCACTGCATCCACCGTGATGCAGGGCTTTACCAAAAAATACCGTTTTCAGACCCGCAGCTATGAGCCGGACGGCGTGGGTGGCTTTGTGTCCGGCTGGACGGACGGCCCGGAGTTCGAGGCCGTGGAGCGCCACGACACCACCGTGGAAGCTCAGGTGGCAGAGCAGGCTGACACGGCATCCACCTATACCCTGCTGGTCAACATGGGCGTGCCGCTGGCCTTCCCGGACTACATCAAGCGGGTGGACGGCGAGCAGACCTTCCAGATCACCAGCACGGCGGACGAAGGGAAAGCCCCGCCGGAATCCGGCATGGGGCTGCGAGCCGTCAAGTGCAAAAAGGCGGTGCTGCCTTGATGGGACCGTCTGAGAGCATCAACCGGGCGCTAAACACTTTTTTCAACGGCTTTGGCATCCCGGGCTATCTGGAAGATAACATCCCTCCTGCCGCTTCACTGCCCTACCTGACCTACAAGCCCACTATCCCCGGCGGATGGAACGAAATGGCATCCTTCCACGCCCGGCTGTGGTACCCAAGCAAGGGCGGCAGAGCCCCCATTCTGCAAACCGAAGATACGATCAGCGCAGCCCTCGAGGACAGCATAACGCTTTCCTGCGAGGGCGGCGCTATTCTTTTGCAAAAAGGCACCCCGTGGGCACAGCCCCTCGACAACCCGCCTGAAGGGTATCTGTGCGAATACCTTATTTTTGAGCTTACACGGCTTATACCGTGAGTAAAGGAGCAATATGGCAAGAAAATTTTCCAAAATTTCGCAGGAAGCGTTCAAGTCCATGCAGTTCAATGCCGGAATCGTGGTCAACAAGTTTGACCCGTCCGGCACGACCGAGATCCAGGATGCAGACATCATCACCGCCACCACCGGCGGCATCACTGCGACCTGCAAGGCAAACTTCACCGATCTGGGCGAGGACGTGGACAACGCCCAGAAGAACACCGCAGAGCTGATGCAGATCGAGGACTACGACTGCACGCTGGCCTTTACGGCCCTGAATGCCACAACGGACGTTATCAAGCTGGCACTGGGCGCTGCGGATGTGAGTGACAAGAAGGTCACCCCTCGCATGACGCTGGACCCGACGGAAAGCACCGGCGACTTTAAGGACATCTGGTGGGTCGGTGACACGCTGGATGGCGGCATGGTTGCCGTTCGGCTGATGAATGCACTGTCCACCGGCGGTTTGACCCTGAAGACGACCGACAAGGGCAAGGGCAACATTGCGGTCACCCTGACCGGCTGCCCCCGTCTGGGCAGCGACGTGGTGCCCATGGAGTGGTACTACAGCCCCAAGGCCGCAGCATAAGGAGGAAATCGTATGAAATTTTTGACAGAGCTGCCCGATGAAGAGTTTCTCCGCCACTGCTGGCAGATCGCCGATGTGGCGGAGGAGGTCTTGGAAAAATCCAAGATCATGGAGCTGCGCAAGGTTCTGCCGGCCCTGACCGGCGAGGAAACGCCGGAGGAGCTGGAACAGAAGAAGAAGGAGCAGGCAAAAAAGAACATCCAGGCTATGGCAAAAAGCTTGCTGTTCGACAATGCCGCTGCCACCGCAAAGCTGCTTCCGCTGCTCTATGAGCCGGACGTGGATGAAAACGGGGTGGTTGAAAATATCGGCCCGTTCAAGAAGATGCGCGCGGTGAAAGAGCTGCTGAACAACGATGATGTGATGGATTTTTTGCTCTGGTGTCTGCCGTTGGTGCTGGCGGGTACAGACGCCTGATTTCTTCCATCAGCCCGGACGCGCTGCGGCTGTTTGGCAGGCCATATATTTTACAGCACTGCCTGAACGCTTTGAGGCAAGAGCGCATCGCGCTCAGCTATCAGGCGTACATGACGGACGCTCTGGCGCACCTTATAGGCGCGGAAGAGCGGTGGTACGACATGGTGGCCGGGCTTGTGGAAAACCGCCCACAGCCGCCGCAGCCGTCCGCTGATGAAGTGATAGCACGCATTAAAAATGGCTTGAACGGGGGTGATGGAACCTGAAACTTTTTGAATTGAGCGCAACCCTCGGGCTGGACGACAGTTCCTACCGGCAGGGCGTGGAAGAGGCGAAGTCTCAGACTAAGGCCGCTGTCTCCACCATGATGAAGGATTATAACCGGCTGTACAGTGAGGTCATTCACCTTACGGCAGCCTATCAGAAATCACGGAAAGAGACCGGGGAAACCTCCGAAAAAACTAAGGAATTTGCCCAGAAGCTGAAAGAAGCTCAGGCCCAACTCAATACCACGGCACAGGGGCTAAAGACTGCGGAAGGGTACATGAACAGCTTTGGGGACGCCGCATCGGGGTCCAGCAAGTCTCTGGCCGGTGCCATTGCGCAGGGCACGATCATGGCGGGCGTCTTCTCGAAGCTTTACGCCGCTGCACTCAGTGCCGCAGAGGGGTTCATCTCTTCCGGCATCGAGTACAACGCCCAGATCGAGAAATACACCACCGGCTTTACCAATATGTTGGGCAGCGCGGAAGCCGCCCAGCAGGTCATGAGCCAGATCCAGGAAGATGCGGCAAAAACCCCGTTTGATGTCGAGTCCCTGACAAAGGCAAACCAATACTTGATCTCTGCAGGCGAGAACGCTTCCTATGCCCGCAGTACCATCATGGCACTGGGCGACGCAGTCTCTGCGACCGGTGGCGGCAACGACGAGTTGAACCGCATGTCCCAGAACCTGCAGCAGATCGCCAACACCGGCAAGGCTACAACGGCCGATATCAAGCAGTTTGCTTATGCCGGCATCGACGTGTATGGCATTCTGGCCGACTACACAGGCAAGTCCACCGCCGAAGTGCAGAACATGACCATCAGTTATGATCTGCTGACCCAGGCCTTACAGGCTGCGTCGGAAGAAGGCGGACGCTACTACGGCAGCATGGACACCCAAAGCCAGACCATGAATGGCCGCGTGTCTGCCCTGAAGGACAATGTCAAGCAGCTGGCAGGCCTTATGACAGGTGATTTGTCCAGCGGCGTCGGCGTTGTAATCGGCAATCTGAACGACATGCTCGTCGCAGCACAGGAAGCCTACAAAACCGACGGCTGGATTGGTCTTGCGGGCGCAATTACCGGGTTGAGCGGCCCGATTTCGTCCGTCAAATCCTGGTTTGAGGGCTTTGCTTCCAGTGCCTCCACCTGGCTGGACAAGCTGAGCTATAAGCTCAACCGTTTTCTGGGGAAAGCAGCCACAGCGGATTACGACACATACGAGGAGTATGCAGACGCAAACCTCCGCCAAAGCAACCGTGACCGCTTACGGCAGCAAGCTCTTGCAGGCGTTGGCGTTAGCAATAAGAGCTGGTCCCAGCGGCAGGCGGAGTTGGCGGCAGCCAGCGGCAACGGCGGCAGCTCCATTACCACAAGCCCATCCAGTGCAGCCGGCAAAAAGAAGTCATCCGGTTCTAAATCTACCACAGAAACCGTCATTGCATCGGTGTCAAACACCGTAACCACCAGCTCCATGAATGCGCTGGGTACCGTGACCACCAGCATCCAGACCCTTACCGAAAAGGTCAAGGACAGCTCCGGCAAGATCAAAGACCGCATCACCGAGACCACTACCACGACCGGCAAGGAGATGGTGAACGGCGTCGCCACTACCTTTAAGCAGGTCGAGACCAAGGTCAACGGCACAGTCACAAAGGTCACAAAGACCTATGACGACATGTCAAAAACGCTGCTGGGCACCTTTACCAACGTCTCGGAAACCACCTTTGACGGCATCACCACAAAGGTGCAGCAGGCGGTGGAAAAGTACGCGGATGGCAGCGAGCATATCAAGAAGACCGTCACAGAGACCGGCCAGCGCATCGGCGAGAACGGCGCGGAGACCTACGAGAAGATCATCACCTACATCGACGGCATTCAAGACAAGGTGACGGAGACCTCCAACGAGATCGACAAGAGCGTAAAGGGTACCCAGAGCCGCATTGACCAGCAGCTGAGCGAGGCTTCCGGCCAGCTGGATAAGGGAATTTTCGGGCTGGTAAAAAGCACCTTTAGCGACGCCAAAAACGGCGACTGGGGCGGTCTAGCTCTGGATTTTGTCAATCTGATCTGGGGCGAGGTGTCGCAGGAGCAGCGTGACGTGATCTCTAAGTGGCTTACGGACGCGCTGACCGCAGTCAATGAGGGCTACTTCAGCGGTGGCATCGGCAAGGCGCTAGGGTCTATCCAGAGCATCTTCACAAACGGCATTACTGCCGGAGTGGATGGCGCCACTACGTCTGTAAAGGCGTTCTCTGAGATCGTGCAGGGCCTGGCAAGCTCCGGCGGCGTGGGCGGAGCACTAGGCAGCATCGTCCAGAGCTTTTCCGGCATGGCAGGCGGCATCACCTCTGCACTGGGCGGCATCGTGTCCTTTGTGGCAGCGAACCCCGTCCTTGCCCTGATCCTGGGCGTGGGTGCTGCGGGCGCAGTCGCTGGCGGCATTGGCCTTGCCATGTGGATGAACAAGAAGAACGACCAGCAGCCCGTCAGCCACTACCAGAGCCCCTTTGACAAGACCAGCGTGTATGACAGTCTGGGCACCTTCTCCACCCGCGCGGCCCTGCAGTACCGCGTTACCGGCCAGCAGTCCATTGTTGACCGGCAGACCAGCATTCTGGAACGCATCGAAGGGATGCTGAACGAGCATCTGCCAGACATCGGCAAGGGTCAGGTGGTCATGGATTCCGGTGAGCTGGTGGGCGTTATTTCGCCTAGGATGGCACAAAATGTTGACGCGCGCATTGGTGTGACCGTGACACGGAAAGCGAGGGGCGTGTAATGGCAAAACTTCTGGGCGCAAAAATCGGCGATTACCACACCCTGACAGACTGGGGTCTGTATCTCAAAGTTGGCAGCCCAAAGATCAGCGATGCAGAGGTAGACGAGTATCTGGTGCAGGTGCCCGGCTCTGATACGCTGCTCAACCTGACGGATGCACTGGATGGCCGCCCGCACTACAAAAAGCGTACCATCACCATGGAGCTGCTGTGCAGGGCACCAAAAAAGACCTGGTCGAATCTTTACAGTCAGATCGCAAACGCCATACATGGCAAATGGCTACAGTGCAAATTCGACGATGACCCGTCTTTCTATTGGGAGGGGCTGTGGAGCGTGTCTATGACACGCAACAGGTTTTCCAGTGCATTCACCATCACGGGCACCTGTGATCCATTCAAGCGCAGCGTGTACGACGGCTCTGATGACTGGCTGTGGGATGACCTTGTATTTGATACGGCAATTATCCGCAATTATACGGATATCCAGCTCAAAGCCAACAAGGACATCACCGTAACCGTCACCGGTGCACCAAGAGCGGCCGGCATCTACTTCAAGCGCAGCGAGGACGCCGCCGACATTGCGGTGTCTCTCAATGGCCTTGAAGTTGGCATCCTTGCAAAGTCTACAGAGTGGCAGTACATTGAGGGCTTGCATATGCCGGATGGCGTTGTAGGTACTCTCATCTTTGCGGCGTCTGCGGATTGCAGCATCAGCATCCGATATCTAGGGGGCAGCTTATGAGCTATAAAGTTTATGCAGGCGTCCAGACCGGCGTTGACGTGTGGGAGACAAAGACCTGCATTTACGACCCAACAGACTACACGGACACAAAAAAGCTCATCAGTCCAACTCTGACACGGGAGGTTGGCAAGGCCGGTAGCTTGGAATTCACCCTGCCGCTTGGCAATGTGGCTCACTCAGCTTTGCAAAAAATGCGCACGACCGTGTCCGTAGAACAAGACGGTGCGCGCATCTGGGAGGGCCGCCCCATGAGCCACGAGCAGGATTTTATGCTGCGTCAAAAAGTCTTTTGCGAGGGAGAGCTGGCCTACCTCAACGACAGCTCCGTTGCGCCATATACAGCCAAAGACGTGACAATCAAGCAATTTCTTTCGTTCCTGCTGGAAAATCATACCGGCATGGTGGACGCATACAAGGCGTTTACCTGTGGAAATGTTGGCTTTCCGAGCACAAGCGTGGTGGTTCCAGAACTGCATAACTGCGTGATGAAACTGGACCACATGGCAGGTACTCCGGACAGTGACGGCGATTATATGTATGAATATGGACTTTATACCTCATCCGGCGTTCAGCTTGTGAGCCAATATGAAGTTGGCTTCTCGGATGACGACACGGCCCCGGATCCATCTGCGTACAGATGGACGCTGAACGCAAAGTATGAAGTCTCTTCCATTGACGGACAGATTTGGCGCACTGGAGAAGGCCTTTTTTCCGTGAGCGTAAACGTGGCTTTATCCTTGGATGGGGACGGCCAGACGCACGAAGCCACGCAAAGAACGGTTACGCCGGATATCACATGCGCTACGCACTCAAAATCCTTTCCGCCTGAGACGGAATACAATCTCAAAGACACGGTCTCAAAAAAATGGAAAATTGAAAAGCAGGGAGACGGTTATGCCGTCCTGTTCAACGGTGCAGCCCTGCCGGATTCTTCCGTGGTCCGTTACGATTCTGCGCCACGGTACACCTTTGGCGACGGACAAAATTTTGGCGTTACATGGGATGTCATCCAAAATGAGCTTGTGGAAGTGTACGGCGGGTATCTGATCGTCCGGCACGAAAACGGGGCCAGGTATCTGGACTACGTCCGGGAAGTGCAGGAGAAAAACGGGCAGCCCATCGCATTCGGCACAAACCTGCTCGACCTGAACAGCTACGTCAAAGCAGAGGATATCGTTACCCGTGTGATTGCAGTGGGCAAAAAAAAGTCCGGATGGTTTTTGTGGAGGCACGAAAGTACGATCACTGCCACCGCAAACGACACCGCGGCCCAAAAGCTCTTTGGCATCATCACAAGGATCATCGTGATCGACGGCACCGCCAGCACAACACAGTCGCTTCTGGATGCCGCCAACGCGGAGCTGTCCAAAAACTTGCGTTATCTCGACGGAATCACGGTAAAGGCTGTGGACCTCAAGGATGCCGGTGTGGATATCGCCCGCCTTGGCTTTGGCAAGATGACACACATCTACTCCAACCCGCACGGGGTGAACACCTGGCTTTTGTGCTCTAAGATTGTGGAGCCTTTGGACGCGCCGGACAAAAAAGAATTCACGCTGGGCATTGATTTCTCCAGCGTCAGCGACTTGCAGGCCCTGAGCGCACGAAAAGCCAGTGACGCCTATGACCTGAGCCGCTCGCTGAAGGGCTATGCATCCGCAAAGGGGTGATAAATTGGATAAGACATTTGACGAAGCGATTTCCGAAGTCCGCAATGCAGAGCGCGGCGTGGAAGTACGGGAAGCCCTTGCACAGGGCTTTGAGTATGTGAAGCAGTATGGCGAGGCTGTTATCGCGCGGCAGGAAGAAGCCGTTCAGAGTGCGGAAACAGCCACAAACGCGGCGGCAACTGCCACAGCACAGGCCGCCGCAGCAGCCAAGACAGTCAAAGACGCCACTGCAAACGCCATAAGCGCAGCGCAAGAGCAGGCAGGTATTTCGACATCGAAAGCCGAGGAATCTGCTTCCAGTGCCGCAGGAGCAGCGGCCAGTCAAACTGCTGCCGCGTCTAGTGCATCTGCCGCAAAGGCCAGCGAGGAAGCAGCTGCAAAGAGTGCCGCGGACGCAAAGGCTATCGTGTCCACTGACACGACCCTGACTGTATCGGGCGCACCGGCTGATGCAAAAGCGACCGGCGACGCCCTGTCTCAGAGGTATACCAAAGCTCAGGCCGACGCCAAGTTTGGCACGCCGTATACTCTGCCTGCCGCTACGGCAGACCAGCTGGGCGGCGTCAAGGTGGGCGACTATCTGGACATCGCTGCGGACGGCACTCTCAGCGGCAAGACCCTCAATGACAAGATCGCTGCCGCCGTGGCGGTAAAGTCGGAGCCACGGCTGGTGTGGAACCACTACGAAGAAACCGGAAAAAGGTGGAAGACCTACGATATCAAAATGCCAGACGGCCTGGACTACGTGCACGTCAAGACGAAATATAACAGCCCTACCGGCGGGTACGGCGAGGAAGTAGACATTGCAAAAGGCAGCACCGCCAATCATAACTACGGAAACGGCACTGGAATTTTCGCGTCCAACACCACTTTCCGGACAGACGGGACCCTGCACTTTGCAACAGAAACGTCGACCGGCGGCTACACCGTAGAGATCTGGCTCACCGGCTACCACTATCCCACCCTTGCCGAACTGCTGACCGAGACCCAGGCCGCGCAGGCGGACACGGATGCCCTGGCGGTAGATCATGAATACCGCGTCGCCCTGCTGGAACTGGGGATGACCGACGACACCACCACTGACACCACCACATAAGGAGGTAAAAACTATGTTGTATCGTATCTGTAAACGCCTGATCGAGCGCGGCCAGACCGCTGGCCTTGCGGACAAGCTGGACGTGTTTTACGCCCTCGGCCGCATCACCGAAGCCGAGTACAAAGAGCTGACCGAGCTGCTGGCCCAGCAGGGGGCCGTCCATGGCGCTTAATGCCTACTCTTGGGCCAGGGAGGTTGATCGCAATAAACAACACATTTTTGACCGCACTTTTCAACTTTTTGAGCCGGTTCTTTGCCGCTTTGGCGGAAGAACAGGCAGAGCAGGAGGACACAATGGCATCTGTGACCGAGTGGACGGGAGCACCGCCCTACCGCTATATCGACGTAAGCCGGTATCAGGGCGGCATAACACCGGAGGGCTGGAAGAAGGTCAAGGCCGCTGGCTATCAGGGCGTCATGCTTAAGACCGTCAGCACAAACCGCAAGCTCTCCAAGCGATCGGACGGCCTGTACATCGACCCGACCTTTGAAGCGAACTATCGCAACGCAAAGGCGGCAGGTCTGGCGGTGGGTGTGTATTACTACACCTACGCCACCAGCAAGGAAATGGCCGATGCAGAACTTTCCCTGCTGGCTGACGCCCTGCGTGGCAAGACGCTGGAAATGCCTGTGGCGGTGGACGTGGAGGACAACAAATTCAGGGTTCTTGGCAAGCAGGCGCTGACCGACCTGACAGCCTACGCCCTGAAAAAGGTGGAGGACATGGGCTTTTATGCCCAGCTCTATACATACACCAGCTTTGCTAAGACGCGCCTGTATATGGGCGGTGCTGCCCTCAGCCCCTACGACGTGTGGCTGGCCGACTACACAGGAAGGACACCTGCCGTGACCTTTGCCTACAATACCCACCAGCACACCAGTAAGGGCAGCGTCCCTGGCATCTCCGGTCACGTTGACCTCGATGTGACCACACGCAACTACCCGAAGATTATCTGCAAGAAGGGCCTGACCCGTCTCCGGGAGGGCAAATGACCGAAAAAGAAGCTTTGCTGTGGGTGCTGGGCATCTTGGGCAGCCTGTGCGCTGCCACCATCACCATCGACAAGGTGCTGGAAATTATCCACAAGTACGTCAAAAAGGCACAGGCCCCCGACGATGCGCAGAACAAGCGGCTTGACGAAATGGACAAGCGCTTGCAAACGCTAGAAACGGGCTATGCGCAACATTCTTTGGCGCTTGGGCGCGATTTGTCCCGCTTCGGGGAAATCGACGAAGTAAACCGCCTGACGCTTGAAGCCGTTCGTGCCCTGCTGGAAGCACAGCTGACCGGAAACAACGTGCCCGCTATGCAGGCCAGCAAGGAAAAAATTGATAATTACCTCATGGAAGGAGTAACGAAACATGGAAGCAATGCTTAACTTTATCCCCACCCCCATCGCCCTGGTACTGATGTTCATCGGCTTTGCCGCGCTGGCCGTTGGTGCCATCCGCCTGGGCTACAAGCAGTACGTCAAGCAGTGGGCCCTGGAACTGGTGACCCTGGCAGAAAAAAGCATCATGGGCAGCGGCCAGGGTGCCAAGAAAAAGGCACAGGTCTTTGCCGCACTGCGCGGCGCACTGCCGGACTGGCTGAAGCCTTTTATCACCGATGAAGTGCTGGACAGTGTGATCGAAAAGGCCGTCAGCATGATGAAAAAAGCACTGGCAGAAAAGAAGCCTACCATCAACCAGTAAAGGAGTACTATATGCCTGTACCTATGTGCGGCATTATCGCCGCTTCTGCAAACGCTATGAATCAAGCCCGCAAGCGTGAAAAGATGTGCAACCTGAAAGGCGACAACAAGGAGTATTGCGAATACTGTCTTCGCGGCAAAGCTGGTGAGTGCATCGAAAAGCAGGCGGATAAGGAGTAAAGCATGATCGAGCAAAGCGTATCTCTCGCATCCAATGGCGTCGTCAAAGTGCCGGGCTATGAGCAGCTGGTGCGCTTTGGCTACACCAAGAACCGGGGTGTGTACCGCCTTGCCGTCACTGCCACCGGCGAGTGGGAAGGGCTGACCATCCGGGCGTTCTGGCACGTTCCGGACAGCAGAGACCCGGCATCCTCGCTGGTGGCGGACGGCTATGTGGCCGTGCCTGCCAGCGTGACCGCACAGCCCGGCTCCGGCTGTGTGACCTTTGAGGGCAGCGACTGCACCAAGACCGTCACTAGCGCAGACCTGCGGTACCGTGTCAGCGCCAACAGCGGCACGGCGGACGGCACTATGCCGGAGCCCGGCACCCCTGCATGGCAGCAGCTGGTGGATGCCGTGCACACCGATGCCACCGCCGCAGAGCAGGCCAAGACCGACGCACAGACGGCCGCCAGCGAAGCGGCCACCAGTGCGGGCAATGCCAGCCAGAGCGCTCAGGAAGCTGCTGACAGCCTACAGGAGCTGAAGGACGGCATCGCAAGCGGTGACTTCAAAGGCGAGCCCGGCAATGACGGAAAATCCCCAGTTGTAACTGTAACCGACATCGAAAATGGCCATCGTGTCAGCATCACTGACAAAGACGGTACAAAAACAATTGATGTCTTAAATGGCCAAGCTGGCAAAGATGGTACTCAAATCGACGATACCACCGTGACGGACAGCTCCCCGTGGAGCAGCAAGCACATCGTGGATATGCTCTGCCCGCCGCTGGAGGAGACCGGAAACCCCGTGACGTGCTACCCCATGGTAGGCTATCCGCTGGGCTGTAAGGTGAGCTGGGAGCCAACGCAGGAAGGCACAGGAGACCCATCACCTGACAATGTTCGCCCGATTAAGGGCAGGGACAGCGTGACGGTCGAGCGATGCGGGGAGAATCTGCTGAATATCGCTCCGTTTACCAAGCTGACAAACAAAGGCATCACTTATGAGTATGTAGCCAACGGCGGCGTGCATATTTCTGGCACCGCAACGGCTGCTGCGGATAGCCCCGTATTTGCTGTTGGGCACCTACCGCCCGGCAAATATTACGGCCTTGCTATTGGCACAGGTATTTCCGCATCTATTGTGGTACAGCGCAACGGAGCTAATCTATGGCTTAATGCCAAAGGTGTTTTTAGAATCCTTGCGGGGGATGTAATTAAATACTGGTACATGATTGCGACTAACGGCGCAACGCTTGATGCAACCGTATATCCGTATATTGTCCCCGGCACCATTGCCCCCACCACCTACTCCCCTTACACCGGCCAAACCGCCACCCTCACCCTGCCCCGCACCATCTACGGCGGCACGGTGGATATGGTGAGCGGTGAGGGGCAGGAGACGTGGAAAGCGCTTACGTTTGACGGAACAGAAGAGTGGATTGACGACGATGATTATGTGTATATATCAAAAAACGAATATATACTTGCTGAGGTTGATGTCCCAGCCTACAGCAACCAGTACCTTTATCATCCGAAATACACTACCCAAGAAGACCAAACATATATGACGGCTAGTGGGAAACGCTACTTGGAGTTTGGCCCTGTTGATAGTGTGAGTGCATGGATAGACCATCTTGTTGCACAAAAAGCCAAGGGAACTCCCGTACAAGTGGCAATCGCTCAGAAAACGCCAACTTCCTTCACCGCCACCGGCGCACAGCCTATCCCCGCTCTGAGCGGCGTAAACACCGTCTTGACCGATGCCGACAGCGCGACAGTCACTGGCAGAGCTGACCCCATCAAACGCATTACTGACCTTGAGGACGCAGTAGCGTCCATGACCTAAGGAGGACTGACTATGGCAATCAAAAGCAAAGCTCGCCATGACCTGACCCTGCGCTCCATCAAGCGGGAGATTGCCGCAGGACGCGACGTGGCATACTGGCTGGACAAGGCGTACACCCATCTAGACAACGGTCTGCTGACGGAGGACGACATCGCAGAGGTGGAAGCCCTTGCGCAAGCGTACTACGATGCACTGGACGCGAAGGACAAGGCGAACGCTGAGGAAATCACACTGTAAGGAGGATATCATGGCAAGCACTACATACAAGCATTTTGTTGGTGTCAACAAAATGTACGCCATAGGCGGACGTTTTCTTGGCCTCACGAAAACATACCATCTCGGCAATGCCAACAAAATGGTGACGTTTTGCCACCGGTTTGCCGTCATTGGCAATATGGTGCGCAACGCCGGACAGCTGCCGCAGCCTTTCTGGCTCGTTGCTGCCTGTGGCGGCGGCTCGCGTAGTGCTGCCCGCTGCGCTGCAAGGCCTTGACCGACAGCAGATGACCGCCGCCATCAAAAACGCACCGCTTGGGAGGGTAGACCGTAAGATAGCTCTTTTGCGGTACGTTGAGCGGCTTCCGCTTCCGGACATTGCAGCGCAGACACATTACAGCCGGACGGCAATAGGCTATCGGCTAAAAGGCATTGAAAAAATACTGGATGTGTGATAAAATTAAACCAACAAATCCACCCGGCCTCTCGAAGAAGCGCAAGAGGGCGGATATTTGCCAGCTAGCCCAGTGCTTTATCTGGGAATGAAAAAAGCGGTTGCCAGATAGGCGCCGACCAGTCTCCCACACATCCAGCGTGAGGCGTAAAAACCCCCGGTGTTCCGTTTGGAGCATCGGGGGCTTTTTTTACTTTTTCTTCAATTCCTCAAGCCTGCTGGAAAGCTCTTCTTCCCATCCTTCATGTTCTTTGAGGTACGGGGCGTAAATTATGCTCTCGGCTTCCTTTCGGGCCGCAACGGCTTCCTCGACCGTGTTATAGCTGCCAAGATGGTACTGCTTCCGCCGAAAATTGATATATGCACGCCATCGGCCGTGGCAGTCTTTACACACACCATTTGCGCCAGAAGTGGAATTTTTATTGATATGGCCTCCGACCGCCCTTGTGCAAATCGACATAAGGGAAGAACCATCCGCGTAAACCGCACTGTGAATTGCCCCGTTTTTTTCTCCGATGTCCCTGTTGCAATCTGCGCAATGCTGGATTCGAGAAAGCCTTGTGATCTTTACGGTGGTTTCCTTCCCACATTTCGGGCAAATAGCACGGCACAGAAAACAGCCTGACCTCTTTTCGGGCAAAACTTCCAATACTTTCCATCCGTTAATAATCTGTCCTTCTTTTTTTTCGCCTTTCGTAAAGCCGTCTCCGTCATGGCTGGCTTTTGCCCTCGATTCGCGCAAGACAGACAGCTGCGGCTTTTGCCAAGACGCAGAGAGCTGTCATACACGTCTTTTACCACTCCGCACTCACACTGGCATGTGTAGTAGTGCGGCTTTTCAGACGGCGCAAGTACCGTCCACTTTCCAAAATGCTTTCCAGTCAAATCTTCTGCCATAACATTTTCCTCAGATCAATCCGTAGTGCTCTGCCAACAAAAATCGGAGATACACAGGGCACGCCCGCTTCTCGCCGCACCAGTCCTGCACAGTGCGAAGCGGGATGCCAACCTGCTTTGCAAAAGCGGTCTGACTGTGTCCGGAGGCCTTGACCATTTCCCGCACGTTCATGCGGGAAACATCCCAGAGATGGGACAAGCGGACGGTCTCGGCGTCCAGATCAAGGTGCCCTTCAAAATCGTCTGAGATGCTGAGGGTGACGTTACCGAGAAAAACTTCTTTCGGCTGCTTGGCAGCCATGCCAAAAAGTTCTGCATTGCTGTACATAGTTGACTTCCTTTCTTTCAGATGGTAATATATTTGCGCACCTCCATGGTGCGTCTTTCACAAAATCCCCTGTCAGATGTTGCGAGCATCCGGCAGGGGATTTTTTATTTACAGGTTGATCCAGCCCTCGTACTCCTTGAGTGTCTCAACATACTGGGGGTAGAGGCGGCGGATGATGACGTCCTTCTCCATGTCATCCAGATCGCCCTGCATAAGAGCTTCGGACTGCTCTTTAGTCAGCTCCATATCTGCGGTGATTGTCCACTCGGCGTCATCCTTGCTATGCACAAGGGCTCCGTCTGCATCAATGTGAGCGTAGATCGTCCAGACGATTTCGCCATCCTCGCAATCCATGGTCTTGTATTCGTCAGGCTCCACCTCGGTGCCGTTCTCCATGACCTTTGCGGCGAACTCTTCAGCGTTAAGGATCTTCATATTTTTTTACCTCCATGTTGTTGTGTGCTTGTGTCTTTCACTGTCTTTATTATACACGCATTGCGTGCAATTGTCAAGGTTTTTTTGAAAATTTTATACGCGTTGCGTGCAAATACTTGAGCGCTCATACAGCCCTGTGCTGTGTGGGCGCTTTTTTATTTGTCCTTCGTTGCGCGTTCGTTGTCTCTCCCGGCGGTTTAAAAAAGTACACTGGGCGCAAAGGGAGGGGGTTCCATGTGGCACAGGTTTAACCCAAACCCGCGCGGGAGCAGCGTCGGGGACTGCGTAGTGCGGGCGGTAGCTGCGGCCACCGGTCAGAGCTGGGAGCGGGCGTATATTGCGCTGGCGCTCACCGGCTACGTCCTCGGCGATATGCCCAGCGCAAACCGCACATGGGGCGCATACCTCCAAAAACAGGGTTACAAGCGCCGCATGGTGGAAGCGGATTGCGCCACCTGTTACACCGTGGCAGATTTTGCCCGGGAGTACCCGCGCGGCGTGTATGTACTGGGCTGCTCCGGGCACGTCCTAACCGTGATCGACGGTGCGTGGTGGGACAGCTGGGACAGCGGCGCAGAATGCCCGATTTACTACTGGTATAAGGAGGAGTAAACAATGCCTTACAATCCGTATTCGTATCAGATGCCGACATACTACGGCCAGCCAATGCCGGACAACCTCGCTCAACTCAGGCAGGGAACAGGCTATCAGTCACCCATGATGCAGCAGCCGACAGCCCAGACAGCACAGGCTACGCCCTCCATCATCTGGGTGCAGGGAGAAGAGGGCGCAAAAGCCTATATGGTCGCCGCAGGCAACAGCGTGTTGCTGATGGACAGCGAAAACAGCGCTTTTTACATCAAGAGCACCGACGCCAGCGGGATGCCGCTGCCTCTCCGCGTCTTTGACTACAAGGAACGCGCCACGGCGACAAAAATGCCACCTCAGACGGCGCAGCAGCCCGGCGGGGAGTTTGTCACCCGAGCAGAGTTTGACGCTCTGGCAGCCCGCTGTGCGGCGCTCGAGAAGCAAGAGCCTGCAAAACCTGAAACGGAGGTCAAATAAGTATGGCAAACCCTCTTTTTAACGCACTGGGCGGCGGTATGCCCGCCATGCCAAACCCTATGGGTCAGTTCGGGCAGATGATGCAGCAGTTCCAGCAGTTCCGTGCAAACTTTCAAGGCGACCCGAAAGCAGAGGTGCAGAAGCTCTTGCAATCAGGAAAAATGTCACAAAACCAGCTGAACCAATTGCAGGCGATGGCGCAGCAGTTTCAGCAGTTCCTCCATTAAGTCGTAACCGTGGCCACGGTTCAAGCATAAAAATCATTCAAAACACACGAAAGGAGTACAAAAATGTCTCTTTCTTCCGATTCTGCGGTTCTGACCATGCCTGTTCAGCCCGCAAACGCCAACGGCGGCAACGGCTTTGGCTTTGGCAATGATGGCGCATGGTGGATCATCATCCTGTTCCTGTTCGCCTTCTGCGGCGGCTGGGGCGGCAACTGGGGCGGCAATGGCAACACCGGTGCCAGTGTCGTTGACGGCTACGTTCTGACCTCCGATTTTGCCAACATCGAGCGCAAGATGGATGGTATCAACAACGGCATGTGTGATGGCTTCTACCAGCAGGCGCAGCTTGTCAACGGCGTGCAGCAGACCGTGAGCAACGGCTTTATGTCCGCAGAGATCAGCCGCGCAAACCAGCAGGCGGCGTTCATGCAGCAGCTGTTTGCCATGCAGATGCAGCAGCAGGAGTGCTGCTGCGAGAACCGCTCTGCCATTCAGGGCGTCAACTACAATTTGGCCACCCAGTCCTGCGAGACCCGGAACACGGTGCAGAACACCACCCGGGACATCATCGACAACCAGAACCAGAACGCCCGCGCCATCCTTGACGCCCTGACCGCACAGCGCATCGAGGCAAAGGACGCAAAGATCGCTGAGCAGGGTCAGCAGCTGTTCGCAGCACAGCTTGCGGCATCTCAGGCAGCCCAGAACGAAACGCTCAAGGCCTACATGAGCGGTCAGCTGGCCTACTACAATCCGCGCCCCGTGCCCGCATTCCCGGTTCCTGCACCTTACCAGTACGGTAACTGCGGCACCGGTTGCGGCTGCGGCAGCTGCGCATAACCGAATCACGGCAACTGACTGCAAATTGTATGTAGTCTGTTCAGCCCCTGAGCTGATTTTGCAAACCAGAGCGCCGGGGCAAAAGTCCCGGCGTTTTTCTATGAAAGGAGCCGATAAAATGGCCGAATTTTCTAATTCTAACATCGTCATCGTGGCGTCGGGTGAAAATCTTCCCCTGACAGAGACCGCGGTGAAAGCGCCTGCCTGCATCATGCACCGTGAGGGCAGCGGCCTTGTGACCATGCGGGGTCTGACCAATCAGTGCAAAGCACGCTTCAAGGTAAGTTTTGGCGGCAATATCGCCATTCCCACCGGCGGCACAGTTGGGCCCGTTTCCGTGGCGTTGGCTGTCGGCGGTGAGCCGCTGACCAGTGCGACTGCCATTGTCACCCCGGCGGCAGTCGAAAATTATTTCAATGTTTTCGTGTCCGCGTTCATCGAAGTGCCGCGCGGCTGCTGCGTGACCGTGGCGCTCAAAAATACCAGTACGCAGGCAGTCAGCATTGCAAACAGCAGTCTGATCGTTGAGCGGGTAGCATAAGAAAGGAGATAAAGTCATGCTGGATAAACTGAATCATCTGAAAGACGAAATGTGCGACGAGCTCATGGAACTGACCGACAAAAAGAACCGCTCCCCGGGTGATGTTGAGATGATCGGCGAGATCGTGGACATCATTCTGGACATTCACCGCATCGAGGACTACTGCGAGGGCGGCGAGTACAGCCGTGCGGGCGAGTGGGAAGCTGACATGCGCGGGACTTTCGGCCGCGATGCCGGAAACGGTTACACCCGGGGCAACAGCTATGCCAACCGAGGCCGTCACTATGTGCGCGGGCACTACTCCCGCACGGATGGCCGTGAGCGCATGATCTCTGACATCGAGGACATGATGCAGGAAGCCACCGGCGCAGAGCGTGACGCCTACAAGCGTGCAGCTGACATCTTGCGCAACGCATAAGGGAGGAGGGCGGCAGGCATGGACATTGACGAGATCAATGAGCACATCCGAAAGCTCAAGTGCGAGGAAACCAGCTGGCAGAGCGTCAACAAGCTTGCCGCCCTCTGCACCGTGCGGGACGAACTGGAAGAAGCGCACGCACCTGAAACGCAGACCCAGGCATTGCCGCCCGCGACTTATGCGGCGGCGTACTCCACGGCAGCGGAACCGCTAAGCGACTTTGTGGCGGCTGCCAGCTCTGTTCCTTTTGGCGGTCTGATGCAGGTACTTGACGAGCACATGAAGGCAATAAAGCTGGTGTACCCGAAAGAGTATGAGCTCGTAATGCGGAAGATAAGCGACTTGTAAAAAGGCATAGAATGTGCTATTTTTACATAAGCTTCAGCGTTTGGACACGGGATGCATAGTCCAACAGAAAGCTAACAAATTAATAATTATTCACGTTAAAACGCTAAATAAATTTGATTTGTAATCAGTGGGTTGCAGGTTCAACTCCTGTCACCAGCTCCAAAAATAAACGCACGAACGATAAAAATGAATCGTCCGTGCGTTTTTCTTTTTGCTTAAAATACCTTGAAATCTCCTGAATGAACGTGATAACCTAACAAACAATCTAACAAATCAGTACTTCATCTTCTGCATTTCCTGCAACAAATAGGCCGGGTCATTGTGGGACACGTACTTGTTTGCCGTGGTGGAGAAATTTTTGTGCCCAAGAATGGCCTGCACCGCGGTCTTTTCCAGGCCGCACTCCACCATCTTACTACTGGCCGTGTGGCGCAGGGTGTGTGGATGCACGCCCTCTATATGGCATTCCTGCATCAACGCCCGGAACTTTGTAGCCACGTTGCGTTTGTCCAGCTTTGTGCCGGCTTTGGATGGAATCAGCCATTCGCACCCGCTGTCCAGCATCCAAAAGGCAATGATCTTGTAAATGGGCTCAAGGATGGGGATAATGCGGTTCTTGCCTGCTTCTGTCTTTTCACCGCCCTGCATGTACCGCTCTTTCAGATGCACATCCTCGCAGCGCATGGAAAGCAACTCGTCGATGCGCATGCCGGTATAAAGCAGCACCATTGCGATTTGCGCCGTCTGCCCAAATTTCGGGTCATTCTGTCGGATGCTGATCTGCTCGATCTCTTGGGTGGTCAGGGTGCGCTCTGCTTTTCCTGTAGCCGCCGGGAGCTGCAGCAGCATGGCGTAATTTTTGTTTATGATGTCCTGCGCCATAGCCCACTCGCAAATCTGGCTGAAAAGCGTGCGCTGCTTTTCGCAGGAGCTTCGGGAGAGGCCCTTTTCCACCATTGCGTCAATGACCTGTTGATAATCTGCGGCTTTCAGCTCTCGCAGCTGCTTGTCGTAAAGGGGGGCGGCTTTTGCATAGGCCAGCTCGTACCCCTTTTGCATGTCCGTGCTGAGCTTGTCAAATTTGGGCTGCGATTTCCATTGGACATAGGCATCCGCAAAGGTGCACTTCAGACGCGCTGCTGGCGTGTTCTGAGCGTTGTAAGCGTCCAACGCTTGTACGGCTTCGCCTGCTGTTTCAAACGTCCCCAGAACGTCCCTTTGGGCTGTAAGAGCCACATACGGTCTAGCCCGCGCTCCACTCAGTTTATACACGCTGCCGCTGCCCTTGGGACGGCGGCGCTTTTTTCTTTGCTGCGGGGCGGCTTCCGGCTGCTTCTTCCCGCACCACGGACAAAAAGAAGCACCATCCGGGATCTCTTTCCGGCAGCATGGTCTCACGCATTTCATGGCTTACTCCTTTTTCTGCCCGATATATCCGAAGGCACCATTTTCGGCAGCGGTCCTTCCGGCCTTGTAGTTGATCTTCAGGTCGTCAATGGGAGGTTGCGGAGCGTCCGGGCATGGGTCAAGGCCCGCGATCTGCGCATAGGTATACTGGTCTATGATGGTTCCGCACACGCTGACCCGGTTATTCAGGGGGCAGTGGAGGTTTGCCGCCATCTCCGATATGACAGCAGGCGGGCTGCTGCCGTGACTGCCTTTCAGTATGAAGAGAAGCAGCCTTTTCGTCAGCGACGGCAGATTTACCACGAGACGGCGCAACTCCGCGTTTAGCTCCTCGTCGGCCTTGCCGTCATCCGGCACTTTGTACAGATCCGGGTGGAGCATCTCCATGAAAATCGTGATGGGTGACACCCCACACGCAGTGCACCAGTCCATGATCTCGTCACTGTCCGGGCTGGTGCATCCTTTTTCCCAGCTCTGCACGGTGCGCTCTCCTTTTTCGATGCGCCTTGCGATCTCCGCTTGGCTCAGGCCAGCAGACACCCGTGCTTTTGCAAGTGCTTTCCCGATTTGGCTCGCCGTAAAATAACTCATACTTTCACCCCCAATAAAACCAGTGTGTTTTTAACAAAAAATGGCGCAGAAAAAGTCTGCGCCATTCGACAAATTTTATCCGTATTTTGTTTTCCAACGGCGCATGGTAAAATCTGGATTATAAATCGTAGATGTGCACAAAAGAAAGGAGAAAACAAAATGGATTTTGAGCAAAGAACCGGCAAAGAAGCTGAAATGACCATCATCGACGGAATGCCCGCCAGCATCCTGACCGGCACCGACCGCACCCCTGCACCCTGGGAGGAATGAGCCATGAAAGACAAGATGAAGCACTTCAGTACCTATATCCGCGCCGCTCTGGCCTGCTATGTGAGCATGACTCCAGATCAGCAAGCCCTTGCGATGATGTACGCGGCCCACAAGATCGCCGCGCTTGACAAGCTGCACGCTGCCTCCGGTGAGCCCGGCGGGGCGCTGGCGGCTGACCTGTTGCAAAATTTGCAACAGCCTTGCAACCGCGAATAAGCTGAAATGTCAGCGCAAATCCACGTTTTCAGTGGATTTTTCCACAGAAAACAGTGCACGAATGGGGATTGACAAATACAACCAACAGTTTTGTAATATGGTTGTGAACAAGTTGACACATCAATATCCCACAGCAGTGGCACCGTATTCCGCCTGGCTTTGGCTAAATCCCTCAAACTCCAGCTGTTCAATCAGACCGGAGCGAGAGAAAGACATGGAATTGATATAATTTTTTGCTCTTATCGCAGCCTGTTCGTTCCAGTCGGCGCCACAATGATCTACGGCATAAGTAGCATCTTCCGTGGAATATCCTTCATACTCAAGCTGGCCTTCAAGGCTGCTGTAAGAGAATCCCATACCAGCACTCAGGTAGTTTTCGGCAGACCGCAAAGCGTTTCTCTGCCCCATTGTAAGGCCATCATCGGCAGAAATTGACGATTTTGTGGACGTGCTGCTCTTTGTTCCGGATGTTGAACTTGTCGTGCTGGAAGAAGGGGTGATCATCATAACGAACACGATCAGCGCAACACTAACAGCGACCGCACATCCGCATCCGTGACCTTTTTTCTTTTTTTCAGGCTTTTCGTCCGATTCGATAGCTGCTGTCACGGAACCCGAAGCAACAGGTGCTCCACATTCAGGGCAGAATTTCACGTTCTCAATTTCAGCTCCGCATTTTGGACATTTCATAAAACGCACCTCACATATACAAAAATAGGCAGCCAATCAGCTGCCGAAAAGCTAAATTATCAAAGAAAATGCCAAAGGGGGAAAATAAAGTGCAAGAAAATAGCACAAAGTTTGCAAAATGTGATACAATGGAAGAAAAGTGCCGCCTCAAAGCTTTATTTTCTTCTCTGTCGGCACAGGAAAAACAAGAGGTGCTTTCCTATGCGGAAAGCCTGCTCAACAGCAGAAAGGAGTAAATCTGTGGATAAGTACGAAATTGAACTGGGTCGGTACAAAACCAGAATTTTTGCTCTTCTGGCAACGGAAGCGTCCGGCCTGCCCGGAATCAAAAGCGAAGAGTGCGCAAATTGCGACCACCGGTGCTCTCTTGAAATTGGGTGTTACTGCTTCAACTACGGATGCGGAAAGGGTAAGACCACGGAAGAACTGCACGAAGCATTTGGCCGCGTTTGTGATGCCCTTAAAATTTCTGACCGAAGATGGACACCAGCAAATCCAATGCGGCCTGAAGTATTTGATTCTCCCAATCTGCTCGAAGTTCTTGAAGATAGGCTTCTCCAGCTAGCGGAAGAGAATAAATGTACTCGCTGGGAAGGAAACCACCCACCCCGTCAGGAATGTACTCTTTGCGACGCTCATCAATCAGACCGCGGCCCTTCAAGTTCTGAATGTACCGATTCTGGCCGTTGAAACTGAAATCCTCGCCGGAAATGAGACAGACTTCGTGCTGGTTCATTTTCCCGTTGTGCTTCTCCATATATAATAGGAGAGCCAGGCTCTTTTTGTCCAAAAACTCAGCCATTGGGGTTTTCCTTCCTCTTTGCAACCTTAAATTCCATATACTCCAGCAGATCTGCACGGTCTGCATCGGTCATCTGACTTAGCAGCGCATCAAACCTTGCATCCAGCCCACTTCCTTCACCGGGGGTGGGCTTTTCTTTTTGCTCGCTTTCGCCGGTCAACTCTTCGACCGTGACGCCAAAGTAGTCGGCAAGCTTTTGCTTTGTAACCGCAGAAGGCTTTTTGCCGTTTTTCCAGCCACTGGCAGCCGCGTTAGAAAGGCCAATTTCTTTTGATACCGCAGTTGGGGATTTGTCGTGAACAGCACACAGCTTTATATAGTTGTCGTAAAAAGTGCTCATAAAAGCAGCTCCTTTTTCGTGCATCCATACAAAAGTTAGTAAAGTTAGTACAAAATGTTGACAACTAACTTTGCTAGCTGTATAATGCTCTTGTCAGTTGAAATAGTTAACAAAACACAAAGCCCCAGCGGGTCGCACCGCCTAAGCTTTTTTACTATGTGTCTGCAACTACATAGTAACACACTTTGTAAACTTTTTCAACTGGTATTTGACGCGGCGATAAGAAAAAATCTGCCTGCGGTTGTTTCACAGACAGACTTTTCACCGATTTGTCACCAGAACGCACTTGCACCCCTACGGTAACGCAAACATGCGCGTTTGCGCGTCTTTTGCGCCATGCGCGGCGTAAAAGTAACGCCGGGGCTGCAAAAACAACTTGCAGGGCTATGGGTACGCCGCTTCCTTTGGCGGGTCGGCACCGCCTTGTAAGCCCTAGCGCTTCACGCACATGCTCGTGTCTGGAACTGGCTGGCTCAAAAGTTGGGTCAACGAAATCACCTTCCTTTTGAATCAGTTTAACTAGGAGCCTTGAACAGTATAGCAAATCGGTGCGCCGCTGTCAATTATGTTTCAACTTACATTTTGAAGGAGGTGTGAAAGTGCCTGAAAAATGGACAGGCCGTTTAGTGGGCCGGATGCACAACAACCAGATTACAGTAGACGACGTAGCAAAGCATCTTGGATTTTCGAGAAGCTACTGTTCACTGATTTTGAACAGCAAGCGCAACCCTCCCGGCATTCGGGAAAAGATGGAAACTGCCGTCAGCGAGATCATCAAGGAAAAGGAGAATAAAACAGCATGAACGACATTATCTTATCCACGCAGAACGGCGAGCCGGTGGCATCCAGCCGCCAGATCGCCGAGAGCTTTGGTAAGGAACACAAGCACGTTCTCCGCGACATTGAAAACCTGATTGGCGGAGAGTCCAAAATTGGGCTGTCCTCCATGTTCTTCAAATCGGAGTACATTTCCGCCCAGAACAAGAAGCTCCCTGAATACCTGATGAACCGGGACGGCTTCAGCCTGCTTGTGATGGGCTTTACCGGCAAGGAAGCTCTGGAATGGAAGCTCAAGTACATCCAAGCCTTCAACGAGATGGAGAAGCAGCTGGCACAGCGCCCGCAGCTTTCCCGCTCTGAGCTGATGGCGCAGGCCTTGATCGCCGCCCACGAAGAGTTGGAGCACAAGGACAGGCAGATTGCAGAGCTGACCCCGAAGGGCATCTTTGCCGACGCGGTGAGTGCCAGCAAAAAGAGCATCCTTGTGGGCGAGTTGGCAAAGCTGCTGTGTCAGAACGGCGTGCAGATCGGGCAGAACCGGCTGTTCAGCTGGATGCGTGAGCGCGGCTACCTTATCAAAGACCCCAAGCGCAGCGACTACAACATGCCCACCCAGCGGGCCGTGGAGCAGGGCCTGTTCGAGATCAAGGAGACCACCGTGGTGCACTCCGATGGACACACCAGCATCAACAAGACGCCCAAAGTGACCGGAAAAGGTCAGATCTACTTTGTGAACCAGTTCGTGAAGCGGTAAAGCCACGGGGTGGCGTAAGCAATATATTTTGGAGGTTATCAAGATGAAAAAAGCTACTACTAACGAGACCACGTTTATCTGCGTCAAGCCCATCATCAAGGCCGAGTACACTATCCGCATTG